CTTCTGGAAACCCACTCGGTCTGACGGATGAGCAGTTCCAGGCGGCTCTGGCGGGTGTTGCTGCTATCGTTGCTTTCTCCAAGCCCGTCCAGTCCCGGCTTCGTACCATGGTTCCCAAGTTTGTGGGCGAGTCTGGTGACGTGTCGCTCACAGGCTTGGCGGTCACAGCTCTCGTGGCTGCTCTCGTGTTTTACATTATTAAGAAGTACGTGATTGAGCGGGCCTAAAAGGCCAGGGCGGACACGTTAGTGTCCGGGCTGTGATCCCCCCGAAGGGGAGTCAAAAGACTGAGTTCCTTCGGAACTCCCCCCGTCTTTCACCGTGTCCCCACAATACTTGCGTTCTCCATCTAAAGTGTATAGACCCTTTTCAACACACAAACTTTTAAGTTTTTCGAAATTTGTCCAAAAATGTGTCGTATGATCGTACTCTGGAACTGACATGTGTGCCAACTCGTGAATGAGTACGTACATTGCCGAATTTACATCATCTCCATCCAGACAGATGTAAATCTCGTACCCCTTGTTTACGTTTGAACCTATAGGACCCTTGGACTTGTCCCACCCACTCATTCCTGTAAGGATCGAAGGCCGAAGGACCCCTTTCCACATCGGATCTCCAGATTGACGTAACATGTCTAGGGTGGCCCAGTATCGTTGCTTGAGTTCAGTCAACATAGGAGGTTCCTGGTGAAACCAAAACACCAAAAGTAAAAATACGAACAAAATACCTGCAATGATCGGCCAGATCATCTCACCTACTCTTACGAAAGACAAATTTTGAATACAAATCAGAGATGAGACCTGTAGGTTCGGAGAGCATGGGCTCCCACAAGACGAGTTCAAGACCAAGTGCTTTGAGGTCCTGAACCAGAACAGTCGCGTCTAAAATAGGCTCGTCACGTCCTCCATCTGCATAGAACGGCCCATCAACCAGACGAACGTTCAGACGCCGTCCTCCCTGAAGGAACGCAAACTCGTTTCCAAGTCGGTCCTTGAAGTGACCGTACTGGTTCGCAAGTGCTTCGGCCCGAGCCTTTTCAGGAACGACTCCTATGAGAAGCCCATCAGGGTTCAAGGCACACGCGATCGCCTTGATGGATGTTCGGTATGTCACGGGGTCTTCGCAAATGTAGTGAAGTGAAAAGTTGTAACATATGACATCAAAAGGACCGGCAAATGCTGCTTGAATAATGCTGCCCTGTCCAAGGAACCACACACCAAATTGCATATCATGGGCCCGTTGTTCAGCTTCACGTAGAGACTCTTCGTCCGGGTCAATCGCAAAGACGTGGACTCGGGCCGCCTTCCACTTGTGCCAATCGCCACCGCGACCGCACCCACAATCAAGAACCTTGGCTCCAGGAGGAACCCAACGTTGAATCAGCTGACGTTTCGCATCGTTGTGAGACTTTCTAAGTGCATCCATTTCAACCTTGCGTTTTCCAACTTAAAAAATAAGCGCGTGTTTCTTTTAAATGGGTACTCTCGAGCAAGACTACCTGACGGTTCCTGGACAGCTGTTTGCATGCATTTCGTTTGTCGGTCCCGATCTGCCTCAGAAGAATGAAAAGCTCGGTCTCAAGATTCGCGGGTGTTTCGCATCTCGCGACGAGGCGGCAAGTCATGCCAAGCGTCTCCAGAAGGAGGATGCCCTCGTGGATATCTATGTCGTGGACATGTACAAGTGGCTCCTGGTCCCTCCAGACCGTGAGCAGATTGAGGACGTACACTACCAGAATGAGAAGCTTGAGGAGATTATGACCAAGTATCGCCAGAACCAGGCGGCGGCCGCATCCATGTTCGAGAAGCGTAAGCGCGACATGATGGCCCAGCCCCAACCTGGCCCGTACCCGTACATCGACCCGGCCGACGAGAACTCCAAGTTTTACACCAAGCCAGATGTTCCCCCAATTCCTCACCCCGCGGAGATTGTGGAGGAGCTGCGCAAGGAGTTCCCCGACAAGACGGTGGCTGAGCTGGTGGCCATGGCCGACGAGCGCGTGAATAAGATTATCGAGGAGCGCAAGATGCCCGCCGTTCAGATTGAGAGCATTGCCGAGGGGGACGAGACTCCTGCACAGGAGTCGAGCGGGGCCCCGACACAGACTCCGGACGACGATGTTCCAGACCAGCCAGCAGCGTAAAAAACCTTACTATATAAGAGATGGACCTTACAGCACTTCCCACGTGGCAATTTGTCCTCGTGGCAACTGCTGGAGCTATGACTATTTTTACGAGTTTGTATCTTTTACGCAGAGGATACATAGCACCGATCGCTTCGGTCCTTGCCATTGCTTTCGTTCTTTATCTGGCCATAATACGTATGCAAGTTTCTTCACCTCCTCAAACAGATGACGGTACAGGTGGGTCGCAATTTGATGTTTTTCGCGAAATGGAACCAGCCGATCAAACTCGTGTAAATCCCTGGACGGGGATATTACAGGAGGATGTGTATGTGAACCGTACAGGTCCTATAGGTGATTTTGTTGGTAACGATGATTATGTGAAAAACGCACCTTTGTATCCGTTTACTTCATAGGATTCACAATGATTGGTCTCATATTCATAATAATAACGCCAATAACAATACCAATCAAAACAAGGGCAATCTGATTATCTTTGAGTGAATCAAAGACGTTCTGTTGACGCGGTGTATCAAACGCGGGAACAAAACGTCTCGACGGGGGCGGCTCGTCAAAGTCCTGTTGAGGAGTCCATGCTCGCCGAGGTTCAGGTTCGCCCTGAAGTGGGGCGCTTCTTGACGACTGCTCGCCGCTTTGTGACAGGAACGGGAGGTTCTCCATCACTGTCTGACTCACTACTCTCACTTTTATCTGGAACAACAAATCCATCTAGATTTCCATCCTCATCCGCATCAGACTCGTCATCTTCCTCATCACTCTCCGTCTCGATGTCCTCGGAACTCTCATCAGGATCCTCCGTATCGTAGTCATCTGGGCCGTAGTCGTCCTCAACCTGCTCAACGGGCTCGTAGCGAACTGGGGGCTTGGAAACGCGGCCATAACGCGTCCGCGTGACGGGGGCTTCGGCCTCAACAACGGCCGCAGCAGCGTCGGCGAGGATGGTGAGGTTCGCGACTCCAAGTCCTTCGGACTTGACCTCATTGCCCGTGGCTCTTGACCGGTCCCGGGTCACGCGTGTCGACATATTCTGGATATTCCATGAGCGACTCGTTTAAGTAACGTGGGAAGAAGTAAAGTCCTTGTTGAACTGCATTTTGATTCAAAATAAGTTCGCCTTCGTACCCCAACTGAAATGCGATTTCACCCAGTTTTTCCTGAATCTCCGAATCGTCGGCACGGCGAAGACCGAGACCAAGGTCCTTCACATTTTCAGTTGCAGCGTACAAAGCCTCAGAAGCATCATCGACCCGTGTCGAAGCCAATTGCACAAACGTGTGGAGATTGTCCAGAAACCTTTGCCAACTTGTTGGATCCAGACCCGAGTATGGATGGACCATCTTTTCGTACTTTTTGAACCGAGACTGAGGTCCCATCGGGAAAAATATCCATAAGAAAACTAGAAGCAGGACTACCCACAATAGCAACATCTTCAAGCTTCTCTACTATAGATGGCGGAAGAATATGTTCAGTCCCTTTGAACTCGGCACATTCCTCATCGAAGCATCGTTGAGAAATGCGTCTTGAACATATCTGAAACCATACATGGTTTGACTTGTGTTCTTTTCGAATTCTTTCACAAAATTTGGAGTCGGTCTGAGCATACCACCCATTATGTTCCCCGCGCTGAACCTTTTTGATATGGGCTCTCCCCTGACCTTCCATGTATTTTTGAACAAAGTCTTCGAGTGGGCCTGTGTCTGTCAAAATCTCTGACTGTCGCGCCTCTTCGTCTGTACGGACAGCAAACAAGGCAAGTGTGTCCAGGTCAGGAACCTTGGAAAACTCACGTCCATCCAGGGACCGCCACGGAACGTAAGGGTCGCCTGTTGGTTTCTTGTGTGACCACAACATACGAAGTCCAGACCCGCCATAGACCGAGGCATCTATGACCTTGTCCCAATCAAAGGGAAAGTCAGCCGTCAAACTTGTTACTATTTTTGTTCTTAAATTCATGGCCTGGGTCCGAGACACTGTGAGGTTTGGCCAGTGAACATGAACACCCGACTTTATGAGGCCTTCACTGACAGGTCGTGGTCGGGCTTTGGCAATGACACATTGTGAAGAGGTCTCAAGAGCCTTGTGAATTATAGAACAAAATTGAAGAAGGTCCTCATCTGATAACTTCTCGGGAGCCTTGTAGTCCAAGTCTACGAAAAACTTGAAACTTTCCGTCTTTTGTTCGACGACATACAATTTTGTTCCTAAATTGATTGCCTGAATATACTCTCGGTAGAACTCTTGGGTTTCTTCCGGGGGGACATGGAGGATTCCTCCATCCATCAATACGTGACTTCCCGGTCCATGTGGGACCCGCCAACGTTCTATGGACATCTTAGTCTTGGAGGCACGCGTGCCTCTAAGCCGCTCCTTTTCGTCTCTAAGACTCATCTTCACTTGACGAATCCAAAAGCCAAGACAAAATGTGTTTGTGTTTTTGGTTTGGCGTTGCCTTTACAGGTGCCTTGAGTTCCTCAACAATCGCCTCTTCCTTTTTCGTAAGCTCGACTGGAAGCTCGGGTTCCTTGGGGGGTTCCTCTGTCACCGGGGTCTCGGCCTCTGGCGGAACACTCGGACTCGCCTCGGTCGAGAGAGTCTGAGACTCTCTCTCCTCCTCCACCTTTTGAATTTCATAACACAATTTCATCAAGGACATTTCACTTGCTAATTTTGCAGCCTCCTTCTCAATCTTCTTCGGGTCTGTAATATCCCCTCGGAGCTTGACAAGGATGATGGCCAACTCGGTCTTTGAGCGAGTCATCTGAATTTTAGAACGAAATTAAAAACGAGTTTGGAACACAGTCCCTGCGGGGGCCGGACAGAGTTCCTGAGGAACTCTGGACTCTTATTCCCTCAAATTAAAAGGTGTCCAATGCGTCGTCTCAATCGCCTGAGTAAACTCGGGGTTGCCCAACACGTGCTGACGAATCATAGGCCACAAGTTCGGACACCGTGCAATACTGTCAAGCGTCTCAAACCGACACTCGTCATTTTCATCGTAATTTTTGCGGAACGGAACCTCGGCTCCTTCCATCTTCTTCTTTTCCTCTATGAACCGCTTGATAATGTGACGGTGTTCGGTCGAAGTCATGGGCAAATTGAATACATAGACGTGATAATGATTCAGCACATCCACGCCGTCTTCCACGTCTCGTGGTTCCGGTGTATTCGTAGTAAACTTAAAATAGGAGTAAGACCCCCTTTTTAAGTTTATGAGCCCGCGTGTTTCTTCTTCGAGTTCTCGAATCGCACACCGAAGTGGATTATAGACCTCGCGTCGGCGACACCCGCCCGTGA